CTTTTAATCAGGGTGTCCCGGGTTCGATTCCCGGGTGGGTCACCACACACAGGAAACCGACTTGCAAAGCCGTTTTAACGGTAGCAAGGCGGTTTCTGTGCTTTTTGGGGAAAAATAGTCTTGGTGTCTACGATCGATTATTCTGATGATGAAAGCTTGTCAAGATGGCTGTTGTGCCGTGATCTCGCAAGCTTAAGATTAAACGCCATATGTAAATAAGTCTGCGTTATCTGAATATCACTGTGCCCGAGAATGAGCCGCAGCGTTTCAAGATCGCCGCCATCGGCGAGGTAGTATGTTGCGAATGTATGCCGCAGCAGGTGAGGGTGTAGCCGTTCTATTCCCGAAGCTTGCTTCAGATCTTGAAATACTTGTTTTACAAGGTTATCTGAACAGCGATTGAGGAAACGGTCAACAAATAAAGGTCCGCTCGGTTGTGCGAGCTGGGAACGCCTTAAAATGTAATACTGTTCAAGGAGCTGACAGCTCATGATTCCGAGCGGAACTATGCGCTGCTTGCAGCCTTTTCCACGTACAAGCAGTATTTTATTTCTGAAATCAACATCTCCCATATTAAGGCGCAGCACCTCGCCGCGGCGAAGTCCGCTGTCTACCATGAGCGCAACAAAGCACTTGTTTCGGAGATTGATATTATTGTCTGATTTGTCAAAGCTGATCATCAGCTGTCGGATCTCCTCATCATCGAGTATCTGTTTCTCTTTGCAATGAACCTTTGGAAGCTTCAGTTGACGAGAAAAGTCGGGAAGATACTCCTCGGAGATACAAAAATTATAAAATGCCTTTACCGCTCTGAGCGAGCCTTGAACTGAACTGGAGGAAAGCTTTGAGCCGTCCCGTTTACGCAGCGAGCGGAGATAAACACCGTATTCTTTGAAATGTAAAAGGGATAAGCCCTCGGTATCGTCTGAATCAAGCCATCGGAAGAACTCCTGCAGCTGCGTTTTATACCAGTCGATGGTTATGTCGGTGTTATTGCGGTATTGCTGTTCAAGAATGAAAAGCTCGTATAATTGCTGAATGGTCATGTGCAAGTCCTTTCCGATGGGTCCCCCGCCTCGCTCACTCGGCGTGCCCCATCGGTCAACGAATTGCACGAGCCCAGCGCAGCAGTGATTGATATATGTAATATATGCCGATGGCAGCAGTCCACGCAAGCGCTATGTTTACCATAGCCTGAACGGGAACGAAGTAGTTCACATATCCGAGGAGCTGCTGCACTTCGGGCGGAAATTCAAAATTTGCGAATGGTGAGTCGGGTAAAAACATAAGTACGGCATTTATGATATTGTTGAACATATCACAGATCCAGCCCCAAATGATGTCCATATTTACTCCTTAATGATGTATAAGCTTGGTGGTTATGAGGATAAGAAAGGCAATAAATCCAACTATAAAACAGGTATAAGAGATCGCTTGAATAAACGGCAAGCCCGAGAAGTCAATGACGATCTCCTCGTCTATCTCAAACATTGGTTCAAAGGTCTCGCTGTAGCTGTATTGTCCTAACGTTTGGTTATCCTTGAATGCACTCATATCTACATTTACGTTAGATATAGGTATTCTGAAAACAGGTGTCACAGGCTCAGCAACGAAGATCGTAAGCAGCCTGTATAGATCGAACGGCAGCGAGAATGGGAATTTATCAAAGATGGTTTTCGGAAGCTGCATATCAAGCCCGATCGGCATAGTGTCAGCCATAACATCGGTAAGTGTCATGTCATCTACAAGCGGGATATCCGTTATAGTGACCGCGTCTGTCGGTGTGGTTATAGCGGGGTCAGGGTCGATAACAAGACCGGGATCAGGATTGAGAACAAGAAGATCATCAAGAGAATCAGAGAGATCATCTATTTGTGAAGTGTCGGGTGCTGCTGTTATTTCGGTAATAGTATCAATAAAGTCCTTTGCATGTCCCTCTGTCATAAGATAACCTTGAGATAAAGTAGTATCAACTTCGCTGTGCTTAACGCTTTTTACTTTACCTGCAGCAGAATCATAAAACCACCAATCAGCAGCTTCCAAATTCCAGACATAAGGATCTTTATTTACGCCAAAAGTGTAATAAAAATAACAATTGTTATCAGTTGAACTATATAAAAAAGCGGGAGAGTAAATTTCACACCACTGCGAATAGGAAGATCCTCCGGTGATACTTAAATACCAAGAACCTGTCGGTTGAACGGGAGCAAAACAATGACTATTAACTCCGTATTCGCTTGTGTAATCCAGTCCACGGAAGTAGAGCTGACTTATATAGATCTCTGTATCATTGTAATAAATAGGAGCATAAGAGCAACCCAAATTGTTGCTTGTAAAACAATCAGGTTTAAATACTTTTGAACAAGAGATAGCTTTATCGAAAGACGCATTAAGAACGCCATGCTCTAATGAGCTGCCAAGATCCAGTGACAAATCTACATAATCGTACATCATAGTACAAAGTTCAAGGTACATGGAATATGTCAGGTAGACCTTGCCCTCGTCTGAAAGCTCAATAGTACCATCATCAAACCAGCCCGATACAGTATTAGCGATCTGATTCCAACCGGTACAAAACCAAGATGGAGTATCTTCTGAGCCGACAAAAGCTTTTTGCCAGCCCTCAACGCCGTTTTCGATGAAGCAGCCCAGAGCTTCGGCGCAGTCGTCCCAGCGCCCTGTCATGACAGCATAGAGATTATATGCAACATAAACAAGCGCAGTTGCTGTTCCTGCGCCGACAGCCTTAGGTCGGCAAGCTTCCCCGCCTATGTGAAAGAACATCACTGCTGCAAGCAGCATGGCAGCAATACGCTTTTTCATTTCGCAGCTTCCTCTCTTTTAGCGTTAAATTCAGCGATCTTTCGCTTCATGTCCTCGGACTTGTCGCGCTCATCGGCGGCGTTGTCCTTATCGTTTTCAAATTTCTTGAATGTATCATAAAGCTTGCAAATGCGCTTGGATATCCTGAAAAACTGACTGCCGATCTTCTCCTGAATGGTGTACCAGTAGGAGACCTGCACAAAGCGCTTGCGGAATATGAGCATCATGTAAAAGCCTTTCATACCGTAGTTTTTCAGATCGCGGTGCTTCTTTTCGACCTCGACAAGCGTTCTGATCTGTCGGTCGATCATTCGGTCGTGCTGCGTGATGAGCACGATGTTCCAGAAATAATGGCGGTGTTTTGAAAAGAAATTTATCCACGCCATACGGGAATTACTGTCATTTGAGCCGTAGCCTGTGCGCGGATTGAAAGGGATCTGAGCTTCATCAATAAAGATAAGCCCTTGTCCCTCGCCCTTTTTGGGGTCAAAATGCCGCTGGGCATAGTCCATGAAGAAAGCGGGGTCAAGCTTCAGCGTGTCAATAAAGACAAACTCACCCTTGTGCTTCTTGGGGTCAACATTTATTTCAAAGTTTGCAATTACGGGCATTCCGCGCCGCAGAGCACGGTCTATATTGTCGGCGGCGGTGTATGATTTTCCGCTGCCCGGTGTGCCTGTGTATATGGTTATCATTCTTCGTTATCCTCCTCATCGTCCAAAGAGGCTATATAATGCCGTATCGCTGTACGCACAAATTGGCTGCGGCTGATCATGTTAAGATCACAAATCTCGTCTATTTCCTTTAGCAGCGAGGGCGGCAACGTAATATTCATTCGTTCTGTCATTTTTCACCTCTGCAGAAAAATTAGCACATTTTATCTCACTGTTTATATGTAAAAGTCAAGCGGCTCAGATGAACCGCCGACTGTGAATGGTGTGGTTTAGCCTGCAACCTTGGCGAAGATCTTCTTTGCAAGCTTTACAAGCATGATAATGCCGAAGATAACAAGACCGCTTACAAGAATGCCGATGATAACAGGAACGATTGTAGCCACGAGAGTATTGAACTCGTTGGTGAGCTGCTGACCTGCATCGGCTAGAACTGTAGACATCTGACTGCCTGTTTCTGTTGCGCCCTCTGTAACTGCATCTTCTGCGCAAGCGCAAACTGCAGTCAGAGCGGAAGTCACTGCAATGGCAGCGGACACCGCGAGAAGCTTGCCGCGCTTCAGGATCGCCTTGATTTTGTTCTTCATTGTGTTTTCCTCCTTTGTAATTTAGTTATGCTTGAAAATGGCACTCATGCATAGAGTATACACCAGTCCCAGCAGCCAACACACGCCGGACAAGCCGAAACCCATCAGAATGCCATAGAAGCCGAATTGCAAAAGTATCATGCAGCCACCTCACTTCCTGAGATGGCGGAAGATACTCGCGCCCGCGATAACTCCCAGCATGATGATAATGATTATCTGTGCCGCAAAGATATCGTCAAGAGTTGTTCCTGTGATGTAGAAATCACCGTCGATAAATTCGATTATGTTGGTCATGTTAGTGGTGTTATTCCCGTAACCTTGCCCTTGAGATTTACATCAATCTCAAAATCCGTGTCTAAGAACGGAAGCAGCGAATCAATAGTGATACCCTTGTTCTGACACAGGATATCAGAGAGGAACTTCGTATCTGCTTTCTTTCCGTATACGTCATCGTCCTCAAAGTTGATATGCAGATTGATTCCTTTTATCTGCTCACCCTTATTATTGGAGAAGTCGAGAGGCTGAACGCCTACAAGATGTACTCTTGCCATTTTTATACCTACTTTCTGCCCTTATGCTGGGCGTTAATTTCTACGGCGTTATTGCCGATGGCAGCGGTCTTGCCCCGACCGCTAAAGGGTTTATAAGGAGTCTTTTATGAACTATGCACGCAAAATCCTTGTGTCTGCAGCTCATGCAGCACCTTTTCAAATTCATAAACTCTGGTAACACTGTCAAGTATGAGCCGAGCTTCATAATCGTCTAGACCGCCGAAGTCGCGTTCGTGTGATGGCAGCTCCTCGATCTTGCAGATGAAGATGTTGCCGCAGAACATCGTTCCGTCACCGTCGCCCAGAGTGATGTTGTATTGCATATCGTTCAGCATGAAGCTGTCGTTGCAAACTATGAGGTAGTTTCTGAACGGTACCGTTTCCATGCAGCCGCCGATGAAATCCCTCATTTCCTCACGTGGAAGCTCGCGGATCTCGGGAGCCTTGTTCGGTTCTTTGGTTATTACTTTCATTGGTTGTGCTTCAACCTTTCGTTTATTCCTGTTTCGCAGAAGCTCATTAGAAACTGATAATATTCCTTGAGGTTGTCGCGCAATTGCTGAACGTCTGCACGTTCTGCAATTTCCTTTGATACATCTTCACCCTTTTCGGAATATTCGTCGATGATATCCGTCAAACTTTCAAGATGCGAATCCAAAGCTGCGATTATTATGCAGGTTTCTTCTTCGCTTAGCGTGAGCCGTACAAGCTCGTCAGGATTGTCTGAATAGATCGGTTCAATTCTCATTTTCTTTACCCATGTCAGAATCAGAGCAATCACAGGTAGAGCATTCGGGTTCTTCGGTGAAACCGTTTTTCTTGACCTCGCGGCAAAGTGCACTTATTTCATACATAAATGCTAATAACTCATCGGATTTTGCAAACAAAAGTTCTGTCTTTTCGTTAATCTTTGAATGCTCGACTTTTTTATCACATTGACAGATTTCCTCGTTTAAAACGCCCATTTCACGATGCAGCGTTTTAATTTTGTTTTCAATATCAGCAATTTTTGCCTTGTACTGTCTTTCTGTCATTTTCTTTACCTCAATCTCAAATTTTTTCTCAAGATTTTATCTTAAGAGATTCAAATACTTTCTGTACAAACGATATAGTTTGAAAAAACCGTAACAACTCAAAATTATTGCTACTGCATCAACAACAATTGGAACCAATGTTTTATATATCCATCTTTTTACCTCTTTCACGCTGCTTTCTCAACGAGATACCCGAGCTTTATCAAGGTCATAGTGTTGACACGGGTGCGAGTTCTGGAATCATTAAACATTCCGCCATGGGTGATATTGAACTCACCTGCAGAAAGATTTCCTGTGAATTTGCCAGCCGCGCAATTGAATACATAGAAATGACAGCCGCGGTTCTTTCGGAACTCGATCAGCGCCTTGCTGCCGTCCTCATAGTAGGAAAGCTCACGCTTATCATAGCCGAGAACCTCTACAAGCAGCCTGATAAAATCTCTTCTTGTCAGTGTCTTAAATTCATATCTTTTTGTTTCCATCTTTTTACCTCTTTCTTTGTGACCCCGTGCCGGGTGTGTTGTAGACCAAACGGTCTACTATAAATTATAGACCATTCGGTCTACTTTGTCAATACCTTAGTTATAAAAAATTGTAAAATAAAATTGGAGGATTTTACCCATGAACAGACTAAAAGAGCTGAGAGAATTTCATTGCCTTACTCAGGAGCAATGCGCTCAAATAGGCTTCATATCGAAAAAAAGCTATATCCGATATGAAAAAGGTGAGCGTATTTTACCGCTTGATACTGCGATTTTTTACGCGAAACATTACAAAGTGAGCTTAGATTATCTCGCTGGAATAACGGACGATGCAACGCCGTATGCTGAGGGCAAGAAAGATATTGGATAAAGCGCAGCTCAGGCTGTGAAATAATGCTTTTTAGGAGGATAAAATGAAAACTGCAGTTAAAATAATACTTTTGCTTATGATAGGGGCTTTAATAGTATTTGGTTTTGTTTGTGCTTTAGTGATAATTGACACAAATATGGGCACTGCTCCTCTTATAGTGAGTATAGTAATTCATTTAGTTCTTATTGGCGTTTTGATATGTTCATTATGTAATATAGATAAATTTCAAACAAAGAAATCTAATCCTTTAGTACAACAAAGAATTAAGGAACTGCGGCTGAAAAGGCAATTATCCCCCGATACCGTTGCTAATATGCTAGGCATGAAGCCTAAACAATACTTGAAGTACGAAACAGGAAAATCTGAAATAACAGTTGACTTGTTAATGGAACTAGCGAACTTCTATAACATCAGCATAGACACTATTACCGATACCAACGTTAAGCCGATGAAAACAGTAGTACACGCAGCTTCTACAAAACAGACCGCAGCTTCCCCCGCGCCGATCGCAATCCCCGCAGGCTCTGAGGGAGCGGAGCAATAATTTTTAATTCATCTTCGGCGGCAGTTGATCTCCTTGTAATAGAAACCCCGTGTTACCGCGCGGGGTTTCTGTGGCAGCCGAAAAAGCTGCGCTTTTTCTTTTGCGGAGCAAGGGAGCGAAGTTTTCCGAACAGCACGAAAAGCCCGTTTTTCAGCGGGCTTTTTTTATGCTGCGGCTGAATGGCGATCAGACCGCAGATTTGTTCTTCTTCGGCAACATCTTTCCAACCGTTGAAAATCAAGATTTCCAACCGTTGAAAAGAAATTGCCTGCTCGGGCAAGAACCTCATTATTGAAAATCGGAGATTTCCAACAATGAGAACCTTGCACGAAAGCCGAAAGCCCGCTTTTTACTCCGCAAAAAGCTTGGCAAAAATCCTTTATTTATAAACAATTTTTATTGGGATCATATGTTTTAATGCTGAATACGCGATTATAGATATCCTGAAGCTTCTTGTCGAAATCAGGGTCGATGCTGAAAGAACGCCAGTATTCAAGCCCCGTCAGTTCGCGGCTTGATTCCTCCACCTCGACCCATGCTTCGCCGGGCGGCAGATTTTGAAGCTTCTTATGATCATTTATAATATTCATTTTTGTGTTGCTGACGGACTTTGCGCCCTCTGCAAGTATGGTATACAGGTTTTCGGGATCGCACTGAACCACAGCAAACAGCGCTGCAGCAATTGCTTTATTTAAGTAATTCCTGGTGCGGATATACTGATTACGGGGAAGCTTGTTGATGATAAGCTTCTGCTCGGAGAACTTTCCGAGGAAATCCAGCCACCACTTGCACACGGTAGCATTATAGCTGCGTGTTCTGTCCATGTCTACGAAGCGGATCAGATTATAAGCTACACCAGACATGCATTGTCCGAACTGTTCATCAGTTTCGCAATCACAGTACAAGGCGAACACAGAAGCCGCATTATTCTTGTGAAATTCCATCTCGAAACGATTCCACGCGGTCAGACCTTCCTCGACCTTATGACCGTGAACTTCCTGTTCGGCAAGCTTGTCATATATACGGATATACGAACCTGATGTTCTCTTGCCGAGATATATAGTTCTGCCGATGCGACCTGTTGATATATTCTGACTGAGTATCTCACTAAAGGGAAGCTTAGGATCTATCTTCTGAGGATCAACCAGGAATATTGACTGCAGCTCCTCGGAGTGTACCTCAGGCTCAGAACGGCGGAATCTCGAGACAAATGCACGTTTTTTTAGAGTGTCGGAAATCATCTCAAGATCAAGCAGCGGCTGATCGTCGCCGTAGCACTTTTCATCAATGGCTATATCTATTCGGCTGCAGCGTGTCACGGCTCCCAGACGGCAAGCACCGCGAAAACGGTTCAGGGCGGTGCGCAGATCGGTATTTTTGGAATCAAGGAAAGCATAAAGACTATCCATGCCTTGACCTGTTGCTTCAAAGCAAACGCCCTGTTTTGATAAACGTTCCTCGGTAGGTATCTTTAAGTAGCAGTCGGCTGCGCCGTATACAGATTCATAATATTTATCGGAACGTAGCAGCTTGAATGACTGCTGCCATTCCTCAATCATCAAGGTGTTAAGCAGACGGTGAACACATTCATCGCGATTCCAACCCGTAGAGCCGGGCTTTAAAGTTATCGTCAGATAATCGATCTTCATCTGCTTATCTCCTTTCTTTTTGATTGATTTTGTGCGTAGAGGCATAAAAAACGCCGCCATCTCTGGCAGCGTAAACACTTGGTTTTCCTTTTAATCAGGGTGTCCCGGGTTCGATTCCCGGGTGGGTCACCAC